ATTTGCGTTTAATTGAACGCCAAAACATGATTGTCTTCCAAGGAAGAGAATGGTTGTTACAGCGAGCATTTGGACCTGAACTTCAAGGAAATACAGAAATAGCAGACCGGTATATTAAATGGTTTGGTTTAGGTACTGGTGGCGGAGAAGCCGGAAATCCATTACAAGCAGGAGCAACAAACGCGTGGGATACTGATTTGAGTTCTACCCTTCGAATTAACTCATCAGGAACCGCGCCCAGTTATGCACCAAGAGATGTTGGTGGATCATTGATTCCTGGATTTTATAAACAATTTTCTAGCGTAGTAAGAAAAGAAGATCCTGCTAATGGATATGTTGTTGATAGTTCAACATTTTATCCTGAACTAATTGCAGAAATCAGAATTGAAATTGCTAGTGAAGATGGTAATGGTACAGATGGATCTGGTTATGCGGATTTAAATGAAGCTGGATTATTTATTGATAACCCTGTCGTTTATTCCCCAAGTAGTTCAAGTGGGCTTATTGCTCCTTTGAACGTCTATTCTATTTCTAAGTTAAGTACATTTACAAATGAAACTCGTTACACATTTGAAGCCGGTACGGATATTACAGATGTCCTTGCTGGAGATAGAATTACTGTAACAACTTCAACAAATTCGGATAACGATATAGTCGAGGCTCTTATTACTGATGTAGGTTATGAGTCGGGTGGTTGTCTTGCATACATAACTGTTGATAATGCAAATGGTGTAGACGAAGGACCCGATTCTCCAGCAGTAGCCAGAGTAGTAACTAGGGACGAACTAAATGATATCGCAATGTTCTCACGGGTTACATTTAGTACCATTAGGAAGACAGTTGATAGAGAAATTGTGTTTCTCTGGAAAATTTACTTCTAAAAGTGAAGAACAAATAATAAGAAATCATTTTATAACGAAAAGAGAGGTAAGATCATGGCTCAAAATATTTCACCAGGTGTCTATACAAAGATTATTGATTTAAGTCAATACCTTGCAGATATTCCAGGAACATTCGGATTTTGTCCGATTCTAACAAAACGCGGTCCTGACAACCAATTAACATTCATTGGTAATGGACGGGATTACCGTAATTTGTTTGGATCTCCTGATATCGCAATCATGGGTAAGCATTATGGACAAGGACCATATATAGTAGAGAATCATCTTTCTATTGCTACTTCTTGTTATGTAACTCGTGCTCTACCAGAAGATGCAACTTACTCGAACCTATTTTTGGGTATGCAGCTGGTTGATCCAAACGAAGGTTCTAGTTCTAATTCTCTGGGTGGCGGTCTATCTGCTGATCCAGTTAAGGCTGAACTTGCCACGTATTCTCATTCTGGAATCAATTCGGTTCCTGAACTGGATACTTTCTTAGATCAAGCAGATATCACTACTTGGATAAATACAACAGATACTGGCGGTATTGGTCTTAGTGATGGTTGGTTAGCATACTTCCGTCCAATTGGGCGTGGTGACAGCTATGATGACTTCGCAATTATAATTGAGAAGCACGTCAACCCACAGAAAACTGGGGTCTATGTTCTAGAAATTTATGAAACACAATTTGATGGTGATGATGTTCTTACAGAATCATATGAAGTTAGTTTCAATCCTCTAGATAAGGATTCGGCTGGTGAATCACTATATATCGAAGATGTGGTAAATAGATTCTCAGATCAGATTCGTGTTAAAATAAACCCGAAGGCTCTTGAAGTTCTTGAAGAACAACGAGTTGAATTCCATAAGAACGAAGAAGAAGATACTTATCCAGATAACCCTTACTACATTGATGATCCAACGGATCCAAATTATGGAGTATTAGGTTATAAGGAATGGATCAAACAAGAAACACAAACAGTGTTTGATGCAGCACAGGCAGATCTTGAAACCGCTCTTGATGAATTAGTAGCTGCAAGAGAATTAACTCAGTTGACTGCTGCAGAGGTAGTAATTCGTAATACTGCTATTGATCTTGCTTCGACTTCTGTTGCTTTAGCTAGAACAGCTTTAGCTACTGCGTCGACTGATTTGGAAGATGCATTCCAATTAGATATCTTGACTACAAAAGATTATGATACCACAACTGCTACAATTGAACCGATTCATATGGATTATGGTTCAGATGGTTCTTTGTTTGCTATAGATCCAAGATCTGGTAATCAGGTAATTCATCAGGCAACAGCGGATATGATTCTGGCTCAAGCATATGTTGGAATATTAACTGATCCATTAACACTTGACCCAATGGATAAGATTCTTGACACTGAGGAAATTTGGATTGATTTAGTTTATGATCCAGGTTATCCTACTAATGTTAAATATTCTGCAGAGAATATTTCTAAGGATCTTAGAAGAGATTGTATAACCATTACTGACAATGGTGATAATAATAACTTCAAGCAAGCTAAAGATGAACATGATCAGTATCACCTAACCAACTCTAGATATGTTTCTAGGTATGAAGGTTATTCTACGATCTTTGATGTGTGGACAGGTAAAGATATTGCGGTATCCCCTGTATACCATATGTCCAAGATTATTCCTATGGTTGATAAAGAATATGAACTATGGTACGCACCTGCTGGTTTCAATAGAGCCACAATTTCTGACATCAAGACACTCCGATGGAGTCCTAAACTTGGTGAAAGAGATCAGCTTTATTTGATGCAGCTTAACCCAATTGTAAGATTCAATGTTGGATACACAGTTTGGGGTCAGCTAACCACTCAGGTAAGACCTTCGGCACTTCAGGATCTAAACGTTATGCGTTTGGTTCTTTATATCAAGAGAGCTTTAGAACAATATCTTAAGTTCTTTATCTTTGAATTCAATGATGATCAGACTTGGGCACAAATCAAAAATGGCATCATTCCATTCCTAGAAACAATTAGACGTAAGAGAGGTTTGAAATCATTTGAAGTTGACGTTGGTGCAACGGATTATGAATTTAAACAGAAAATTGCTCATGTTAATATCATTCTCGAACCTATGAAGGTAATTGAGAGAATCGAACTTAACTTATTTGTAAAATAATATATTGTGAGTAGGGGATATAATTCCCCTACTCATTAATAACTTTTATCTTAAGGAGATAAAGAAATGAATAACTCATTTAATGTAGTATCAGACAATAGATACGATCGAAACTTCGGTGGAACAACTCAAGGTGTAGCTGATCCATATATCAGCGGATATCATTTTGTTGATTTCATCCGACTCCCGCCAAGAATAAGTGATTTCGTCCCCTCTAGTGGTGGTCGTCATTTTATTGGTTCATCACAAGAAGTTATGGATACTTTAAATTCTTCATGTTTATCCGTTACACCTCCAGGTGGAACATTAAACAAAGCAGAATTCACAGGTCTCGGCGGTGTTAAATTCGCAGTACCTACAAACGTTGATTATGGGAATACCCTGACTATGAAATTCTTGGAATTTAGTGGTCTTCCGATTCTTGGTATTATCGGTGGTTGGGTACAAATGATCCGTGATTACAGAACAGGAGTATCAAACTTGGGTGATGGTGCTGATGAATACACTAAACAGAATTATGCCGCTTCAGTATTATATTGGACAACCAAACCAGATGGTAGAACTGTAGAGTTTTCAGCATTGTTCACAGGTGTATTCCCAACTAAAGATCCTAGAGATCTTTATACTGGTGATTTAACAGCAGTTGATAAACTTGAAGCCGATATCGAATTTAATGTTGATTGGACCTGGCATGAACCATGGGTACTTGATGCTGCACAAACAAGAGCTCATGCTATCCATGATGTAGGCGTCAAAGATTATCGTGTCAAAGGCGGAGATGGTGCTGGTGACGGAGAAGCCGGATTATAATATTTAGGTAAAAATGTCCCACCCAGTATAGAAACTACTGGGTGGGTTTTGAATAAATTAAAAGGAAGAACATCAAAAATACAACGTATCAACTAAAAACTTAAAGGAGTTTAGTTATGGACAAACATGGAATAGAAGTTATCCCATCATTCAAAATAAAGTATCCAGAATATACTATTATTACACCACATACAAATAAAGAATATACAATTCGAAGTTTGAAGATTGGTGAAGAAGAATCTTTGAGGTCTAGTATTTTGACCCCAGCATCATTAACTGAACATCTTAATAACGCCATATTCGGATGCCTAGTTAATAAACCGGATGATGTTGTAACAATTGAAGATTTCTTGAATAAGAGTACTATAGCTGATAGAGAAGCTTTAATGTATGGTCTTTACCATATTACTTATAAAGATAAACATGCTTATGATATTACTTGTAAAGAATGTGAACATGTGAACCCTGTAAAAGTAAACTTCGGTGATTCATTCTCAATGGTGGCATGGAACAAAGAAACGAATATTCTTGATGAAGAAGTCCGTGTACAATTGGAACTAGCTGAATCAGTAACTGTTGTCTTGAAGCAAGCTAATCTGATGGAGGAACAAGAGTTAATGAACATGTTGAAGTTCTCTAGTGATGATGAACGAGAAAAACAAATTGGTCTTTTACCCATATCTTGTTTTGAAATCGATGTAGGCGGTACCAGTGTTAATGGTAACGATAAGGATGTAATTAAGGATCGTAATAATATTAAGCAAATTTATAACGACCTTCCGGCACAAGACAGAATGTCAATCGAAGATTCATATGAGAAAAACTTTGGGAAGTATGGTGTTACCATCAAAGTACTGATGAACTGTGCAAAATGTCACACCTCTAACGAAACGGAAATCGATTTAGTTCGACAGTTCTTTCGCGCAATCTACGGATGAGAAACAGGTAGATAAATACGTAGAGAATTTAGAAGAAAGTATTTTTCTAGCTATAGAACTTGGTAAACAGGATTATTCATCCATAATGGAAATGCCTGTAAAAAGGTTAGAAAAATACTTAGAGTGGAAAATTAAATTCGACGAAGATCTTGCAAAAGCCAAGGCGGAAAAATTAGAACAAATCTAAAAGGGTTTGTCTATGTCTATAGAAAATGATGAAAGATCTTTTAGAAGATTTGTAGCTGGTCAATTTGATCAAATATATGATTATATACCAGCTGTCGAGTCAACAGGAGATTTTATACGCATCGAGGGTATTGATGTAATCATTAATTCAATACGAACGTTGCTGTTAACCCCATTAGGGTTTTATCCATTTGATCCAGAGTATGGGTCTTTATTATACAAAAAAGTATTTGATCCCTTAGATGAACAATCAAAGAATGAAATAGTATATGAAGTAAAACAAAGAATTGAGAAATATGATGATCGGTGCAACATTACAAAAGTAGAGATATATGAGGTGGGCACTGATGGTAAAGCATTCCAGGTTGAAGTATACATTAAACGGGGAGAAATCACAGGTCAAGTATCTATACATCTACCTAGTCCAAATCGCCAGTTCGCCTTTGAAACAGAGGATGCTTAATAATGTCTACTAGCTCACAAAATTGGCGATCAGTAACACAATATACTAATGAATATCTTGATTTAGTATATAGGTATTATGCTGAAGCTGGAATATCGTATATATGTACATATTACAATTTGAATCTTGCTGGTAGTGTGATCGATGATCATACTCTTGATGCTGGTAGCTATGAACAGCTTGGTGAACTATCGGGTTTGTTATGGAACCGAGTGATGCTATTTCCAGTATATAATACAGAGACAATTCAAAACACATTCATATCAGACGAAAGAGGTATGGGGAAATTTGACCAGATAAGTAGTTTCAATTTTCCAACAATATATGGTCTAAAACCAAACATACATGATTATGTAATTTTTGAAGATGTCAAACTTGATGAAGAACCATCACAACATTATAGACAGCAAAGTATAACTGACCATTATAAAGAATCCAAGAAACCAGTATACGAAGTCATACATTTTGAAAAGGCTACAAATACAGATCAAACATTTTGGAAGACCAATCTAAAGATTGACCAAATAACCAAACCTCAAATAGACTTACAACTAAGTGGGGATTATACATACTTCGATATGGAAAAACATATTTATAACACGGATGAGACATCAACCATGTATAAGATGTTAGAGAAGAATCGATTGATTGAAGCTAATAAATTCTTTAAGCAGAATTGTGGGTTTTACTTTGTATAAAGGTTTTTGGGAACAAAATTAAAAGGAAAATATAACCCATGTCGGAACAAATTGATAGTTATAACAAGATTTTACAAAATACTGTAGATATCTATAGTTCTCGAGAAGAGATTCGAAGTCAGCTTACCACGTTTGCTCAAGAATATCTCGAACTAAGAACTGTAGATTTGTATAAGACTAGTTTCTTATCCTATATTATAGACATTCTATCTATCTTGACAGCTAATCAAATGTTTTATAGTTCCACTATCTACAGAGAATTTTTCATAGTCACTGCTCAATTTAGGGAGTCAGTATTAAATCTTTCGAAGTGGATTGGTTATATACCAGATAAAGCTATACCATCTACAGCAGATGTACAATTCACAATCCCACTAACTTTTTCTGCACCAGGTGTATCTTTTGCAATCCCATCAGATTTTGTTGTTAAAGCGGGAGATATAAAATTCCTGGTAGATTCTAATCCATCATCAACAATTGGGGCTGAATTCAAAAGAAATGTAGATCCAGAAGATCCAACAAAACCAAAAGATATATCTTCAACAGCTGTAGCGAATACCACTGTAGAAATCATCAATAATAATGCAATCACAGTAAGAGATAGTAATGGATTCAATAGACCAGTTTCTATAGATTATACAAACAACACTGCATCTTTCGTTCTCCCATTTACTCAACATACAACAATAGTTAAACAATTCCTAATTCCTGACAGTCTAGAATTTTATCAATTTTATTCAACCCACTTAAAGTTTGATGGCATGTATTCTGATATCGAGGTATATGTTAGAGAACCTATTGGAGGGGAACAGTTAGCAATTGAAGACGAAGATAAGTATATAATCGTAGCTAATGAAAACCAAATATCATCTCAAGATTATAGCTTATATGGGTATAAAGAATCTCATAAATGGGCAGAATCAGAATCAGGACTTTATACATTAACATCAACATCTAAAGAATATGTATGGGGCGCCACAGAAGATGAAGGAGATTTACTTTTCGGTAATGGTGTATTAGGTAGACAACCTTCTGCTGGTTCAAAGGTACTTGTTGTTCTCCATATAACACAAGGCGAAGATGGTCAAGTAATACCTGGTACAATAAACACAGGAAGTTCTCTTTACTATTTAGCAGCATCTAGTAGTGGGGCATTAACTTCGCCGACAACAAATCTTCTCAGAATATCATATAGTGTTTCTAATGCTTACCCATCAAGTGGTGGAGTTAATACCCCAACTCTTGCTGAGATTAAACATAGAGCAATCGTGAATCTTAGAGCAAAGAAACGTTTAGTATCGAGTGGTGATTACGATGATATAAATGAGATTATGGGATCAAACTTTCCAGTTATTGAATCTCAACCAATCCTCAAACGAAGTGATATTAAGGTCAATGAGATCATGGCATTCATGAGATTAATTTATCATGACTCAGATAATATGCCAGAAATTGTACCAACAAGAAATGCAAATATAGAAATATTAGATCCGACGTTTGTAGACTCTAAACATACAGTGAACAGAAAAGAATCCGTTACAATTGATGGATTCCAATATGAATCTATGTTCAATATCACGATTAATCAAAAGACCAAAGTCGCATATTATGATTATGTTTTGTCTAACCTATTTGATACCCCTGCCCAATTAAGCCCATCCCAACCATTTTATGATAATCAGCAATATATTGGACAATCATATATCCCGTTAACGACAATTGATTTCACAATAGATACTGAAGCAGTGTATGATGACACATCATCTTCAAGTGGATCAGAAGTGGTAGATACCGGCAAATTCCCTTTAATAATTACTACCCATGTAAACCATATACCTAGTACAGAAATTCGACTATTTAGAATGAAGATTAAAACTAAGTGGGGAAACCTGGATGAGTATGTAACAGAGACTGAAGTCGTTCCTGATTATGATACTGATTATGAATTAGATTCTGGCGTCTTTACCAATAGATATAAAACATTCACATTAACACTACCAGATTATCGAGATGTACCAGCTGGAACCCAAAGAATAGAATATACAACTATGGGTTACGTTGTCGATACAGGTTGGGTAGAACTTCAAAAATATTATACAGATACAATAATCCGTCAAGATCTAAGTGATGTTATGATAAGTACAGTTACATCAACTAGAATGTGGGACGGGGTATGTCATGATGATGCTATGTGGACAATTCACAATGTTCCTGTAATATTTTCTGATTATCTAGATGATGGTGCAGGGGGTGGTGTATACAATACTGCATCACAAAGAAACTTTGAATTAGCTGTTATTCAGAACCTAATCAACAATCTAGATATGAATGATAAGAGAATGTTGACTGATTTCATTAATGTCAAATTCCCAGATACACATGGTATTCTTTATAATCTAAAATATAATCCAGTTGACCATATTGTATCTAGTAGATATATAACTCCGTTTAATGATACCGCACCTGATGGATTTTCATCAAGTAGTAGCAGCAGTATAGAAGCAGGTACAAAATTTATTGTCAATGGTCCAGTTCCTGGTTATGAAGATATTGATCTAACCACATACATAAACCACATTGCTGAACTTAAAGCTGATGGTGGATGGTTAATACATGTACCAGAAAACGAAGATTATATTCGTGTAGAAGATGAATACGATTCTCAACATGATCAAAAGATATATGCATTTAGTGGTGCTAGATGGGTGGATGTTCAAATATTCACTATACCTATAGATATCAGTGCCAAAATCAGAGTATCAAGTAATGCAAATGTTAGTTATTCAGGTCTGGTTCAAGAGATCAAAGAACTTTTGATCGAGAAGTTTACCCCAAAGATGGGTATGAATAGACCATTGGATAGATCAGAGATTATTAAGGTAATCCGGGATGTTGATTATGTAACATTCTGTGATCTATTAACTCCAGAAATCAATATCAGATTTGATTATGATATTGAAGATCTATCTCAAAAACAACTTTTAGATTACACTCCCCAATATGTAGGATTCAGTGAAGGTTCGATTGATATCGAGATCCTAGGAACATAATCAATTATGAAAAAAATAATGGTACCAGGAAAAGATAAAGTTGTTTCAACTATTGATCCTCGAAAATTACATTCTTTTGTATTAAAAAATGTTAGTCAAGAATTGGGCAATTTAGTCGAAGATTGTTACTATCCTAAGTTTTCTACCATTTATAAAGAACTACTTCACCTTACAAATAGTACCGAAAAAAACCTCGTTTTATATTCTAAAAAGAAGTATGGTAATCCTAAATTCCACTTACTCCATGATCCCAAGACAACTTTATTGATTCTTATCATTCAGGAGTTTTTAGATGCAAATGATGTAACAGCTGCATTGTCAGTGTATCATCTATTGTCACTGAGAACATACTCAAATGTGATGCATAAGTTTATCAAGTATTGCAATCCTGATCATTTCAGAATGGCACTTAGTAAGTTATCACATAATCATCTATTCGTATCCAAGAAAACAATTGGTACTAGTATAATGTATCTATCGAATACAATGTTCAAGAAGCACAAAGACTCCCTGGTTAATGATGACCCAGAAAATATCCAGAAAATGATAATGGAAATAAGACATAGATTTAATCAATCAATCAGATCGTTTGCCCAAAAATATTATGAAAGTCATAAAGCTGGACTGAAATCTAAAAGTGAAGATGAGAAAGAATATGATCCAGGACTAGAAAGAAACATTAGGGATATTGTTAGTAAGATTACTGGTAACATAACCACTTATAAAAATATCGATAAGAAAGCTATAGATGAAGCTCAGAAATTGACTAAGTTTAATCGAAAATTATCAGCTGCATATGTATCAGCATTGTCGACAACAAAATATTCAGGAGATATAGGGACAGCACTATATCTATTATTACGGGACATAAAAGACTTTGATCAAATTGATACCGTAAAATTCTTGGATTATGTAAAAAGACTAATGTCTATAAAAGTAAGTAAACAACCTATGTATTTCAAGAAAACTATTTCAGGAATACATTCTGAGATTTTGAAAGATCTCGAACTAGAAGATTGGCACTCTAAATTATCAATTCAGAGTAAAGCAATCTCAAGGAATTTTATCGCCTATTATCTGGCGTTCTATGTACGAAACTATATATCCTAGATTAGAAATATGGTTCAGCGATACCATTCAAAACATCATTCAAAGCCCGATTCGCTGTTTCTGCTGTACGGTTTGGTCGTTGACCAGATCTTGTTCTAATATTTGGTATAGCAGAATTTACACGAGCGGCACCACCAGCAGCAGTTGTGCAACATGTAGTACTATGTTCCGTCCGCATAGTTTCTACCATACGAGCAACTGTTGGAGCATGACTTGCCAATTCAGAACTAACCATTGTATTATATAGATCACCTATTGATAATTTGATATCTACGATACCTGGTCGATTGTTCCACGCTTGATCATTTGCATCTCCGCCTTTAACTACGGACATAGATTTAATATATCCAGCATCAATTTGGAATTGACCAGGAGCTTGGAATTTGGCAATTAACGGCCACTTATAAGTATTCCCGTCTTCACTAGTCGGTACAACCATTGCTAATAAAGCAACCATTGGACCTATAATCCATTTATCATGAGCATCATCATCACCTGGGAACATATTATACAACCGAACCGTGATATCATAAGATCTATCAAAACTAGTAGATTTCCAAATCATCGGGAAATTTAATTTTCCACCACTAAGTAATTGACCTCCCAACTTAACCAAAGAATTTGAGTTTTTTTGACCTATTACATTATCCATACCCTGCTTTGCTTCCGCAGCAGTCTTTTTAAGTACATCGATAATGGGAGCAGCTGTTTTATTATTTCCAATAGCACCAAGAGCTTTCCCTATACTACTCTGACCAACCCAAGCTATTTCTCTACCGCCTGCAGATAATGGGGATAATGCAGAAATCAATGAACTTTGACTAAAATCATTACCATAAGATTCTGAGAATGGTGAGATATTTTGATAACTAAGATCAATAAAATTATTCCACCCCAGTCCAGGAGTGAATCCACCATTAATAGTTAAAAATTCTGTAAATTTAGTCCATCCTTCATTAGTATCTAATGAGAACAATTCTAGACCATTTTCAAATTTCGGAGTAGCTGGATAAATTCTTAACCTAGGAAATACACATGGTGTAAAGTTCAAATTTTTCTTGCAATCTGGTGCGGTTATGAATGCCGGGATATCTGCATTATCCATTGGCGGTAAACCTATCACTGTCGGTAATTGCATATTAAATATTTACTCCATCTAAAAATGGTAATGGTCTCCATAATTTTTGTTTCATTTCTCCACCTCCGCCATTTTGAACAGAACTTGATGTATTCGATGTCACTATCGTCTGGTTATTAATAGCGGTAACAACATTCTCACTACCAGTATCTGATGATTTCTCCATTGTCTTTCCGAGTTTCTTAATCGGTTTAGAAGAAGCAATGGCAGATGACGTTTCATCAGAAAGTCTACTATCTTTAACCTTATCAGTCATCTGGCGTTTTCCTGATGCCCAGCTCAATTCCTTTAACTTTTGTTCCTTATCTTTTGAATTAAATATATCAGTTAATTTCATACCACCAGTCAAACCTTTAAGTTTGCCACTAGTCTTGGAGTCAGACCCCTTTAACCAATCCATCTCTTTCGAAAACATAGATGGTTTTTTCTTGAGTATTGCAGATTTAGATATTTCACCAAATTGTGGTTTTCTTGATTTCGATTTTAGTTCTTCTTTTATGTCTGAAGCTTTAGAATTGATACCTTTCTTAGCCTCTGCTAATACTTCTGCTGCTTTTTCTGGACTCAATCCAGCTTTCATTGTAGCTAAGGTTTCCGCACCATAAGTCTTTGTAAGGCCTTTCCATTTTTCTGATAATGCTAGGGTACTAGCGGCAGCTACATCAGTGATAGATTTAGCAACATTTTTACCACCTTCAACAGCTGATGGTATTTTAGATGTGACTTTATCTATCCCCTTAGCAGCAAGACCAGCAGCACCCGATACAACCGCTTTAACTTTTCCAGAAATAGTTTTACTCTCTATATCTTTTTGTTTATATTCCTTAACCATTTTGCTAAGTATGTCATATTTCTCTTCTGGTTTTTTAGCTCTGACTTCTTTAATTCTTTTCTTATAGTCTGCACCAAATCCTGTATACCGATCACTGTACGCTTTTAGTAAACCTTGCGTTGTCGCCCCAGCTGTAATCTTCTTGCGTTGTCGCCCGTATGATCTAGATTTGAGTGCTTGTACACCAATATTTACCGCTGTACCAATAGATTTTCCACTATTAAGAGCCCCATATAAACCCCGTTTTAAT